GCGTGGGGTAAAAAAACAGGGAAAAATGCGTTCTTCTTTCTATTTTGATAATGGAGGCTTACCCGAATTAAAGGATGAGTTGTCTCAATTTGTCAGTTTTGGTTAGTTATTGGTTATGACAGAAAAGAAGAATTCAGCAGAAAAAAAGAAAAGAGGACGTAAATCGGATTACAAAGAAGAGTATTCCGACCAAGTTCTTAAACTCTGTCTGCTTGGTGCGACAGATAAAGAAATTGCTGAATTCTTCTCGGTTTCAGAACAGACAATCAATAGTTGGAAAAAGAAATACCCTGAATTTCTTGAGTCCTTAAAAAAAGGAAAGAATTTGGCTGATGCCAATGTAGCTTCTCGCTTGTATAATCGTGCTATTGGTTACTCATGCAAAGCAACTAAATTCGCTACATCTGATGGGCGTATAACTGACCAAAAGGAGTATATAGAACATTATCCACCGGACACAACGGCTGCAATATTTTGGTTGAAGAACCGACAGCCGGAAAAATGGCGCGACCGTAAAGAAGTTGATACCAATGTGAATTTAGGTGATGAACTTGAAAGTATGACCGATGAACAGTTAATAGCTATAATACGTGGCGAACAAGAGTAAAAGCAACCGGGAAATTCTTATAAAGCGTGCGAAGGCAGTAACAATTCTTCGCAAGCGGGAAGCTCAGAAAGATTTCTGGGCTTTCTGTTTATACTATGACCCGAAGTTTTTTGCAAAGCGTTTATTCCTGAAGAAAGTTGCAGAAGCTTTTATGCGTGTATATGAGTCATACTCTGCCGGCATAATCTATCGTCTTGCAGTAAGTATGCCGCCACGTGCAGGAAAGTCTTATATTTCATCTTTGTTTATCGCATGGATGCTCGGGCATTTTCCGGAAGAATCAGTTATGCGTAATTGCTGTTCTGATACATTGTACAATAAACTTTCCTATGATGCCCGTGATATTGTGAAGTCCAAACGTTTTCATGAGATATTTCCGGATATTTATCTTAAAGGTGATAAACAGAATGTGAAGAGCTGGAATGTTGAGGGAGCCCGTCAGGTTTCTTATTTTGGCGGTGGTGTTGGTGGAACTGTTATCGGTTTCGGTGCATCCATGCTCGCCATGACGGACGACTTGTACAAGAGCTTGGAAGATGCCTTATCCGATAATAATAATGAAAAAGTATGGTCATGGAAACAAGGTACGCATGATTCTCGTATAGAGGGTAACTGTTGTCTTATTGACATTGGTACACGCTGGTCTGCCAATGATGTACTTGGGCGTTTGGAAGAAGCAGGGAAATATAATGAAATCATCCGTATTGCTGCTCTTGATGAAAACGAACGGTCCTTCTGTGAAGATGTACACACGACCGAATATTACCTTGAATTGCGCTCGGAGACAGACGAAAGTATTTGGATGGCCGAGTATATGCAGGAGCCATTCGAAGCAAAAGGTTTACTATTTCCGAAGTCTTCCCTTATGCGCTTTAAACTCGCCGATATTGCAGGTAAAAGACCTGATGGCACTATTGGCGCTTGTGATACTGCGGATAAAGGTGATGATGATTTCTGTGCACCATTCGCAAAGGTATTCGGACCGAAATACTTTATCACAGATGTATTATTTACCAAAGACCCGGTTGAGGTTACGGAGCCACGCTTGGCACAAATGGTAATAGATACCGAATGCGACCAGTTACGTATCGAGTCAAACAATGGTGGGCGTATATTCGCTATCAATGTGCGTAAACTTGTTACCACTAAAAGAAAGTCCTGTCTTATCCAAGCGCGTCCTACTACTCAGCATAAAGAAACTCGTATTCTGATGAAAGCCGGCTGGATAAAAAAGCATTGCGCATTTCTTGATGAAACAGAATACACTAAAGGCTCTGACTACGGACGCTTTATGAAAGCTCTTACAAACTATAAGCGTGAGGGGGATAATGCCCATGATGATGCACCGGATGGATGTACCATTCTTGCAGAGTTTGCCGAGTCAATCGGGTTGAATTTCAAAAAATCATCTCGTAAGGTGGGGCGTGGATAATTTTTTATAATTTTGCAATGCTGAGACATGATCTCACAAGAGATAACACCATTATAAGATTCGGATTTGTCACGAACTACCGTGTCACGTCAAACAAAGACTAAAAAATAATGATGATGGAGGTTCTTTATATTCTTTCCAGCATCTGTACAGTTATTCAATTCGTGCACTGGCTGTATGGGCAACTAAAGAGATCTAAGTAAATAAGTAGATTTTTCAGCGGGGATCATGTCCCCGCTTTTTTCGTAAAATAAAGCTAATGCTATATTTTAAGAGAAAAGTATATGCCAGGAATATTCGAAATATTGAGTAATGATGACTTTTCTCGAATAGTCAGTGATTTATGTGTAGATACCATAGAAGATAGAGACCCAAAAGAATATTTGGAGGAATATAACGGAGAACGCCGCCGTCGTAAAACTTCAGTAGGTTTCCGTGAACCTAAAAAAGTGGCTGTATATTCAGATACAGAGTTTGAAACAGACCCAAATACTGGCGAAGAAAAACCAAAACGTTTGGAAGATAAGACTGTGCCGGTTGCTAAGATTGTAACTAATATCCCAAAGAAGATAGTACGTACAGCAGCAGCTTTTTTGTTCGGTGGGGATATGATTGTATCGGCAGATAATATGGATGATGATAGCTTGCAAGACTTCAAGCAGGTATTTGTCCGTAAGCTTAAGATGAAATCAGTCTTTATGAGATTTGCTCGTATTGTACTATCTGAAACCAAAGGGGCGATTGTCTTTTATCCTGTAACGAAAAGCAATATTAAGGGAACGGATAAGGATGGAAATCCTATCTTAAAAAAAGAAGTCGTATTAAAAGCCAAAATATTATCAACACCAAAGGATGATAATGTAACCAATGAATTTTACCCGCATTTTGACGATGATGATGATATGGATGGCTTCATTCATAAATACACAGCTATGGTTAATGGCAGAAGTTGTGAATGCGTGAAGATTTATACCGCTAATGAGATTATAACCGGAATCAATGATGGGCAGTGGGTTATAACAAAGGATAAGAATCTATTCGGGAAAATTCCAGTTGTCTATGCAGAGGTAGACCAACCGGACTGGGAAGATATAGCAGTTCTTATGGATGCGTATGAAATGCGCCTTTCTCGAATGTCAGATACTAATGACTATTTTGGAGACCCTATGCTAAAGACTTACGGCCAGACCAATTTACCTTCAAAAGAAACGGTGGGAAAGGAATTGAATTTCTCCATGGAAGTGGACCCGGATACCGGAACTGCTTATCATGGTGATGCAGAATATTTATCTTGGCAGCAGTCTATTGATTCTCAGAAAGAGGAAATCGCAAACGAAAGGCATGAGATATTTTCCGGTGCTTCTTGCCCTGACCTCTCCTTTGATAACCTTATCGGTATAGGTGATTTATCCGGAGTGGCTCGTGAGTTTATGACTATTGACGCAAAGATAAAAGCTACGGAACAGATGGAAATATTCGGTCCGGTGGTACAGCGTTGTGTGGCAATCGTGCAGGCTGGCCCGGATTTCCCATATCAAAAACGCTGGCGCAATAGAGGGAAATTATTTCGAGGTGAAGTTTGGTTCAATCTTGCCCAAGAACCTTACGGAAATTTTGCAGAACTTGGCTATTGCAAACGGTAATAAGCCTATCAATTCGCAAGAGACCATTACTGCAGAATCTCCTTATACAAAGAATGCCAAACAAGAGATTGCAACCATGAAGAAAGAAGAAAAAGAAATGGCACAAAACAGCAATCCTTTTGGTGCTACATTTCCTGCTAATCCAGATGAATGATGAAACGTAAAGGGCTTTCCTTTTATGATAGTCAGCATTTGCAAAAAATGTTGGTGCAGCAAAATGATATAACAGCTATCTTTAATCGTTTTATTGCTGCTATTTCCCCTTATCTTCAACAATGGGCAGATAAGGGGAAAGATAGTGTATGGGTAAGAAACCAGTCAATAGAAAAACGTATTGATAGGGAGTTGGTAAAGTTACAATCTGACCTACTTGCCAATATTACTCAATTCCAAATGGACGCATGGAAACGTTCTGAACTAAAGAATGATGATTTTATTTTAAGGTATATTGAGGGATTGGCTATCAGTACAGCTATAAAAGAAGGGTTGTTTGCTCATAATGCCAAAGCTATGTTGCAGCTAAAAAAAGGTATGGATATTAGGGGAAATGCCTTATCTGATCGTGTGTGGAATATTGCGGAGCTGGCAAAAGAGCAACTGGAGTATTATCTTGCATCCGGAGTATCGGTAGGCCGTAATGCCGGGCAGATAGGCCGGGATGTGCGCCAACTTCTTAAAGAGCCGGACAAGCGTTTTAGGCGTGTGCGTGATGCAAATGGGAAACTGATTTTATCTCAGCCTATGAAAAATTATCATCCTGGCCAAGGTGTGTACCGTAGTGCAAGTATGAACGCATTGCGATTATCCTCTACGACAACCAATATGGCTTATCGTGCAGCAGATTATGAACGATGGAATGGTCAGGACTTTGTTTTGGGCATAGAGATAAGACGGTCTGATAGTAATCGAGGACCATGTGCACTTTGTGATTCGATGGTTGGCAAATATCCGAAAACATTTAAATTTACAGGGTTTCATCCATTTTGCATTTGTTATGCGATTCCAATAGTTATGGAACCGGAAGATTTGGCCGAGTATTTGGTAAATGATACGATACCGGAAGAACTTGTTGTGAAAGATATACCTCAATCGGCTAAAGTTTGGGTAAGCAAGAACCTTGAAAGGGCTAAAGGATGGAGCAATGAACCCTATTTTATTCGTGATAACCGGCAGTTCTTTGGAGAGTTGAAAACCAATATTTATACATTGGAAGAAAAGAAGTTTACCCGCACAAGAAGCACATCTGTATCGATGCAGCGTGCTATTGATTTTCTTTCAAAGGAATATCCGAATATTTCTAATACAAGGTTGGCCGCTATACATCATTATACTAAAGCCGGAGGCAACTATCGACAGTTAAATAAGCAGTTGTATAATGACAATCTTAGCGAGTTTAATAAAGCTGCCGCAATACTAATTCGTGAAGGGTTGAATTTGTTGCCAGCATTTAAAGGCATTATGTATCGTGGTACTATAATAAAGCGAAAGGAATACGAAGCTTTGTATAAGGATAAAAAAGAGGTTGCTCACAAGATATTTACATCATGTAGCAAATCTCCGGAAATAGCTGATATGTTTGCAAGTTATCGCCCTTTGAAAAGAAATGAAGTGAGCATAGTTTTTACGATTCAGGGTAAAAATGGAAAGGATATATCGAAAATCTCGGAATTTAACGGTAAATTTGTAGGGATGAACCAATACGAGGTTCTCTTTACTACTGATACAAGATTTGAGGTTGTCTCAATATTGGAGTTGGAAGATGAGATTAATATTGAATTGAAAGAATTATGACAGATAAAGTTAAAGTACCGGAAGTTACAGATGAGCTTCGCCAGTATTGGAAAGAAAGATCGGAAAGAATTCTCAGAAATTACGAAGCAGGAAAGTATGATGAGAATAACAAAGCAATGATGGCTTCCGTAAGTTGGGCAAGGTTAAGCATGGAGGAAAAGGAAGAGGGATATAAAAAGTATTACTTTATGTTTGACCGCTGGCAGGCGGAAGCTGATGCCATGTGTGGATATGATGAAGACGATAAAGATTAGTATTTAAAGTTTATTTGAATATAGGCTATCCGGGTGCGGGTAGCCTTTTTTTATGGTAAAAATCCTGCTCCAATATATTTTAAAGCAAAAAGACTATGGAAATTTTAGTTGCAATTAAAAAAGCTTTAAAGAAAGCAGGTATTCCAGAGAAATATGCTGCAAAGGTAAAAGCCTTGTTTAATATTGAGAGCGAGGAAAATCTGGAAAACTATGTCTCTCTTTTTAAGGATAACATTCTTCCGGATTTGGAAGCAAGCGAGCAGAACAATCAGAATGTTATCAATAATGCTATTGCTGAATATGAAAAGAAGCATGGTCTGAAAGATGGCAAGCCTATAGAGGGAAAGGGCAAAAAAGGGAAGAAAAACAAAACGGTCGTTGATGACGATGATGATGATGTAGATGATGATTTGGATGATCTTCCGCCTGCTTTCAAAAAGATGCTTCAAGCCCAGCAAAAGCAAATCCAGACCTTAACGGATAATATTTCCACCTTAACAAAAACCGTTTCCGATTCCGGCAAAAACGCGTCTGCTAAGGCATTGTTTGATACAGCCAATTTGCCGGAAAAATGGTTTAAGCGTATTGATGTAAATTCCGAAACATCTGTAGAAGACCAAATTAAGGAGCTTCAAGAAGAATATAAGGAAATTCGCCAAAGCGCAATATCCGATGAAGTGGATGCAGGCAATTATCGCCCGTATGTAGCACAGCCCAAAGACCGGACAGAAAAGGAATGGTTGGAAATCATGAATAAAGATGAGGGTACTGGGGATTCCAACGGGGTTGCCAGTCTCGGTATTGATTAATAATTAATCCATTGTAGCTATGTTTTTTAAGAAAGAAAAAGAATTTCAGTACCATCCTGCGGTCATAAAAATGCTCGAGGATGTTGTCGGTGGCGGTACCATTGTTCGCGCTGATTTAAGAACTGCGATTTTTGACGGTATGCCATTGGACGAATTGCCGCCATATTGTGTTGTCGGCAAAGATGAAAATGGAGGGTATCATGTAATCAAGACTGCTTTGGTTACAGAAGCCTTGGAAGCAGAGGGAACGACTGTAAAAGTCAATAAAAGCCATCTGTTTGCTGTTGGGGATTTTGTTACCGTTGGAGGGGGCTTAAAAGGTGCATCCGATAAGATTACAGCCATAGACAAGAGTAATGCCGGATATGATGTTATTACTCTTGAAGCCACGATTGGCGCAGCAAAGGTAGGTCAAGTATTAGTCGGGGTAAAAGAGAAGACTACGGCAGGAAAGGCAACCCTTGTTACAAGTTCATCTGAGTTGGTGATAACCTTGTCAAAAGTAGATTTGACTGTTGCTAACCAATCATGCGGCTTAATGGTGCGTGGAACCATTAGTGAAGGTAATATGCCCTTCCGTATTGATGCAGGCTTGAAGGCTTTGATGCCGTTAATCAGATTCGTAAACAAGAAATCATAATTGATTTATGGAAAGAAGTTTAATTAGACAAGTAAACAAGAAAAACATGAGCGCCCGTTTAAACTCGCGCCATGTAAAACCAATGTATTACCCTAATTTCTTTACTCCCAAAAGAGTTACAAGCTTGAAATGGGAAACATTGGTTGGAGAGAAAGGTGCTCCGGTAATTGCCGATGTCGTTTCTTTTGATTCTTCCGCTCCAGAGAAGACGCGGGAAGTAATCAGCAAAATGTCCGGTGATATTCCAAAAACAGCCGTAAAGCGTGGCATGAACGAAAGCGACTATCAGGAATATAAGAATCTGGAACGTGATGCGCAAGGAGATGCAGAGCAAATGGAGTTGCTGAATCTTGCTTTTAAAGACCAGGATTTTGTGTATAATGCAGTGCGTGGCCGTATGGAATGGTGGGCTATGCAGTATATGAGCCGTGCAGGTTTCAACTTGTCAGCAAAGAATAATAATGGCATTGTAACCACTGAATTTGTAGGTTGTGGTATGCCGGCAGATAACAGAAAGAAATCTTCTGCAGACTGGGCTGATGCTGCAAAAGCTGACGGTTTGCAAGATATTGAAGATGTACTTTCTGCAGCAAGTGCCAAGGGGGTAAGTCTGCGATACATCATTATGCTGACATCTGATTTCACTTTATTGAAGAAGCAGAAATCAACTTTGGATAAGATTAAGGGCTGGATTAACCAGACATCGAAACTCGTTATCACCAAGAAGGTTATTAACGAGTATTTGGCTGAACAAGAATATCCGGCACAGATTATCACTATCAATCCGGCTGTGCGTATTGAAGATGCAAACCACAAACGTACTACTGTTTGCCCATGGAAGAAGCATCGTATTTGCTTCCTTGAGGATTTGAATGTTGGTAATATCCAGCACGGTCCTATTATGGCTGAAAATTCGGAGTCTTTGAAGAAGAAAGCAATCATGGTAAAGAAAGACTTTATCTTGGTTACAAAATTCTCTACTGAAGAGCCGTTCAAGGAGTGGACCAAGGCTGAAGCTAATGCAATTCCTGTAGTCAATGATCCGGAAGCTATGTATATCTTGCAGGCTGACGGTAAGGAATGGCCTTCTGACGAAGCAACAGAAGGTACGGATAATATTCCTGCTAAGTTCTTGGGTCAGGAAGTGGATGATGAAAACTTAGAACCGGGTGACGAAGAATAATACAGTTATGGCAACAATCAGAGAAACGATACTGGAATATCCCTCTATTGGAGATATGGAAGGCTTCTTGGAAAAGGTAGTATTTGTAAAGCGTGGTATTAATCCCGAAGAACAATGTACTACTGATAATATAAAGCAAGTTGGTCTATGTGTCGCTGATACGTATGCCATGCTGATAAATTCTCCGGATTTCACGGAAAACAAGTTATCTATCTCTCATCCCCGCTCTTACTATATACAGACTGCAAAGCAGTTATATATTGAGAACGGGGAGCCTGAAAAGGCTGCCAAATTAGGAAAGAAAATCATTATTAGGGGAAGGGCAAGGAACGCATGGTAACCAGATATCCTCATACTGCCTTGATAACTTATGAAATTGGCGGAAAATTAGTCAATGGTGAGTGGGTTGATGGAGAAACAAAAACTCTGTCAGTAAAGGGAAGATATGATTCCGTTAGTGATGGGCGCATAGTTATGAAGAAAAACAGCCTTGGCGACGAAAAGCAAGTACATGGCTATTTCTATACTAAAGTCCGTCCTGATATTGATGTTAAATATTTGCGTTTACAAGTTCCTTCTCTTAATGTTGATGTGGATATAATTTGCTGGGAACCGTATCAATCCCATTCAATTATAAATGTATGAAATCAGGACTGACGCCTTTGTTTTCGGATGCGGATATAGACCGCTGGTTTGACAAATTCCAAGAACGAGCAGAAGAAAGGATTTTTAAATTACTTTCTGCTGCCGGAGAAAAATTTGTAGAAGTGGCCCGTAAATCGGGTAACTATACAGACCGCACAGGCAATCTTCGTTCTTCTGTAGGTTATATAATAGCTATGGATGGAGAAACCGTTTCTGAAAACTTTGAGAAAAGCGGTAAAGGGAATGACGGTGATACTGGTATTTCCAAAGCCAGACAGTTGGCCGAAGATATTTCTTTGGCTTATCAAGGCAGTTACGTACTGATTGGTGTTGCCGGTATGGAATATGCGGTTCATGTTGAAGCCAAAGGAAAAGATGTGGCTACTACGGGATATATCCAATGTCAGGAGTATTTGCGTAAGGCATTGATTAGGGTATTTGAAAAAATCTAGTTTATGGATGAATTTGATGTAATAGATTTCGTATATGAAGCGATAGAAGCTGCCGGTACTGGAATTGCCATATATAAAGACAAATCTGAGGCCGGTGTTAAGGACGAACATATCGTAATTAATCATCTATCATTAACGGAGTTGGATTTCATTAATAAAATCCCTGTAAATGTGAATGTGTTTGTTCCTTTGAAGCATAATGGAATGTATCAGCGTCAACGTATGAAAGAGTTAAAACGTATGGTGCGTAAGGCTCTTGCTTCGATAAATAGCGATGATGGCAATTGTAGAGAAATAGAGGATTTCCTAAGTATTCCGATACCGGATTTAAAAGAGGGATTTATGTGTACTAATATTCGATTTAATGTAAAAGTGGATAATTGATTATGGCAGAAACAAAAACGGTAAGGCCTATTGCTATGGGCGTAGGCGCGATTAGAATTGCAGATGTTGGTGATGGAGTGCCGGGAACGGATTTTACCACACTTCCCTTACCCACCAAAAGTAGTGTTGCTTTCAACTTTGCAGACCCTAAGGAAGTGAAGATAGACATTGAAGGCAGTACCGAACCCTTATATGTGGAATTTGTAAAAGATACCACTGATTATATTGAGTTCTCTATTCCTACTCCAAGTAATGATACAATAGCATTGCTTGCCGGTGGAACCGTTGACAAAGGGGAAGAATTATCTCCAAAGGATGTTTGGAATAAGCCTACGGATATTCCGTCAATCAATAAGACATTCCAATGCGAAACATTGCCCAAAAAAGGAAAGAAAGTAGTCTATACTGTTGTCAATGGTAAGATAGCGGCTAAGATTTCGCAGGCTCCGGGCGCAGAACAAGCAGAGTTGTTATTGGTTCGTGTGTACGTACAGGCAGCTATTACAGAAAAAGGAGAAACCAAAACTGCCTTTATGCGTGAAGTTACTGATGCGGCGCCTAAAGCTAAGGCGGCCAAAGCTGCATCCAAGTAATAACTATGGTTCTATATAGCTCAGTCGGCAGAGCGCATTGCATAATGAGGTCGGCGGTTCGAGTCCGCCTATAGAAACAAACTTTTGATGGATAGGGGCGAAACAATTCTATAATAGTCGCGAATATTATGGAGTTTTCCCGGAAGTACAACGGGATAGCCCCTTTGGATAAATTTATGAGCATAAAGAATTTGTTTAAATTGGAGTCGGCTTCCATAACGGAGCAACCAGTCAAGATACCATTTGATTTTAACGAGAAAAAATCTATTCCGGCAGGAAAGGAAGTCGGGGATAGTATAGTTATACGTCCGATAACGGTTAGGACATGGTTTAAGTTGCGACCTCTTTTGCTTGAAATAGAACCGGCGGACCTTGATAAGATGATTATCAAGTCTGATGAGCCGACTAGTGATTTTCCGGCTATGATGGATAAGTATGGAGAGTTGCTTCTTGATATTGTATGTTTGGGCATTCATAATAAGCCGTCGGAGCCACCGGCATGGTTTCGCAATGTTCTTATAGATAATTCCACATGGGAAGATATACGAATACTTCTCAATGCCATATTCTTTAGAATAGGTTACTTCCCTTTTTGCGACTCTATCACGATGCTTCAGAACGTGAGCCCATTGCGAGAGACGGAGATAATAGCCGCTCAGAAGAATCTGCAAAGTTGGCAGGATACAGTCAAGCAAGATTCTTAGTTATAGTGCATGATTCGTTAGGATTGACTTATATGGAAACAATGGAAAGCAGTTATTCCTTGATTGAAATAATGATGCAGGAATATGCTTCTGTGATGAAAGAAAGAAACCGGACAGTTGATGAAGATGGAGAAACCGAAGGTGTGGATTATGAATGGGTTGAGTTACCTAGTTTTGATGATCCGACAAAAACAATTCGGATGAAGAGGTACTATGATATTGAAGGCGCAAAAGCGAAATAATGCCTGTTTTTATATATTACAATGTTGAAACATTGTTTCATGTCTTGTTTTTAGAGGTTGATGCCCCGTGTCTGTGAAGATATGGGGCTTTCTTATATTTTAAAAATAAATGAATTATGGGTATTCAGAATAAAGATGGTGCATTATATTTTGCTACAGGCATAGATAATACCGGACTTTATAAGAGTCGTCGGGAAGCTATTGGTATAATAAAGGCGATGGCTGATGAAATTACATCGTTTGATGTGTTCGGAGGATTAGGATTGAGTGCCAGTGTTGCTTTTGCTCGTGCGGCTAAAGGGTCGTATGACTTTCAAAAAGAGTTTCAACGGAATATGATGGAGGTTGCAACAATTTCAGATATAGTAACCAATAATATGGCTGCTTATATGAATCGTATTCTTGATTTGACAAAACGTATTCCCATAGATGCTAATGATGCGGCAAAGGCATTATACCAAATTATTTCCGCCGGACATGATGGAGAGGAAGGTATGAAAATTTTAGAAGCGTCAGCTAAAGGAGCTATTGGGGGAATTACTGATACAGCGACTGCCGCTGATACAATAACCTCCTTGATAAACGCTTATAAGATGTCTGCCAATGATGCAGAGCATATTTCTGATATGCTATTTACTACAGTCCGTTTGGGAAAAACGACATTTGGGGAATTGGGCCAAAGTATTGCGCAGGTTGCCCCGATTGCTGCTGCCTATGGTGTAGAGATGGAACAAGTATTAGCGGCGGTTGCTACATTAACCAAACAGGGTACTCCAACAGCCCAGGCTATGACACAAATACGTGCAGCCATAGTTGGAGTATCTAAGTATCTTGGAGATGGAGCTTATGAAGGTCGGACTTTCCAAGAGGCATTGGAATTGGTTAGGCAGAAAGCAGATGGTAGTGAAGCTAAACTGCGTGAGTTTATTCCTGAAATAGAGGCCGTAAACGGCTTGCTTGGCTTAACAGGGAAAAATGCACAGGAAGCATCGGAACATTTGAGTGAAATGGGTAATTCTGTTGGTGCTTCTAACTCTGCTTATGGCAAGATGAAAGAGGCGGGAGAGAATCAATTAAAACTATTCCAGAATAATATCAAGGCCTTCCTTGCTCCACTTGGCAAAGATATATTAAAGGAAGTATCAGATATTACAGAAGCTATGAATAATGCTTTTGATAACGGTCAGATAGAAAGTAGTCTGGAGACAATGGAAACTTTGGTGAAATTGGTTGCGGTTGCATGGACTACTTATAAAGTTGCTACATTGGATGCTACTAAGACAGATAATGTGGCGGCCACCGCTAAGAAGGTATTGACTCAAGTAACAACTTTATACCATAAAACGATAGGAGATACTATTATTGAAAAGGAAAAGGAACGTTTGATGCAGGAAGCATATACTGCGTCATTGGAAAAATCTCTTACTGCAGAACAACTGGCTATTGTAAAAAAACAAAATCTTAAGAAAGGAACAGTAGAATATGCCAATGCTCTCTCAACAGTAGCAATGGATGCTAAAAAAAGTGCGGATGCAGAAGTTGAGTCCTTATCTAAATCTTTGGTTAAAAATAGGGAACATCTTTCGATTGCCAAACAACGTGTCGTTGCCGCACAAGAGGCAACTGCTGCTGCCAAGAAAGAGCTGGATATGGCTTTGAATGCAAATGATATTGCTGCAACAGAAGTAGCACAGACAAAGGTTGCCATAGCAGCAAAACGTGAAGACACTGCTATAAATGAAGTAAATACAATTAGTCGAAAAATAAACAATCAAGAGAAGCGTATAGGTACTGCAAGAACTCAAGCGGATACGGCTGCAACTATAATAAACAATGCCACCACTGCTGGAAATACTGCTGCTGCAAACCTTAGTGCTCGTGCTCATGGTTTTTTAGCTGCAGCAAAGTTGAAAGCTGCCATTGCAACGCGTACACTTACTGCTGCTATGGCTACTAATCCCATAGGGGCCATTCTAACAGTCGTGTCGTTGGCTGCTTCTGCGTGGTTGTTATTTGGGAATAATACAGAAAAGGCTAAGACAAAGTTACAGGAGTTTCGTGAAGAGCAAGATAGATTTAAAGAATCAACCAACAACCTTCTCAATACATTGTATGATACAAATGAAGCAGAAGTAAAAAGACTAATGGCTTTGGAAAAGCTGAAGAATATGCTGCCTGAAGTATATAAAGGTTTAACCCTTGAGAATTTAGCTTTGAAAGATCGAAATGAACTTGTGAAGGCATCTAATACAGCAATTGAAGAAAATAATGAAAAGCGTTTGCGTGGCTTAATTTTGGCAAGTAAAGAGCGTATTGAAAGCCTGAAAGCAGAACATGGTAAAGTAATAGGTACTTCTTCTACAGGTATGCCTATTACAATTGATAATTCACGTGCCATAAACAATGAACGGCAACAGCTTGGTGAATTGGAAAGTGCTTATGGTAAAATTCAAATAGCCAAACAAAAATTGTTGGAGGATAGCTGGCCAGATGAAGTCAGACTATCTGTTTACGAAAGTGAGCTTCAAAAAGTGCAGGAACAGATAAAAGCGGTTAAAGCAAAAATTGTTGAAGCAACAGAAGCTAAAGAAGCTTTTTCTTTTGCTGATTGGGGAGGCGGACCGTCTTTTCCTGATTATTCCAACCTACACAACTTGGAGGAACAGGCTAAACAGATACAAGATAATATAAAAAAGATAAATGAAAAAAAGCAGGGTAATGCTGTAGCGACAGGTGTAAAAAAAACTTTGACTGATGCGGAAAAGAAAGAAGCCGAGAGAAGAAAGCAGACGATGGAAGAACTCACTGCTACGGTTGTGAATTTGGAAATCAAGCTTCAGCAGGAGAAGGTATCTGCTATGGCTGACGGGCGACGCAAAGCTTTAGAAGAAGTTGAGATAGAGAAGGAAGAGCGTCTGAAAGCGATTGATGATGAGGAAAAAGAACGAAAGAAAAAATATGCGTCTGTAGGCAAGGAAATGCCTGAAAAGGAAAAGGAAATTTTCGTGAAAAGACGCATGGTTATAAAAGAAGAGGCTGAAAAGAAAGAAACAACCGTAAATAAAGAATACGACAGACAGGAAATTGATTTTCAGAAAGAGCTTTCCTCTGTTTTTCTAACGGAAGAAGAAAAGCGTAAACAAGCCATACGGGATAGATACGATGAAATGCGCAGATTGAGGGAAGAGGCTTTTCAAGGCGAGATAGGTAATATAAAGGATTCCGAATTGGGAGAAAAAGAAAAAGCAGAAGCGATAGCTGATGCTACAGCGAAATATCTGGAAACTTTATCCACCATTGATAACGCACAGTCATTTGAGGAAAATAAAGACAAGAAGGAACAATACGATGCCCTTATTGCCCAACTTGATGATTATAAGAGTCGTGAATACACTATAACCAAAGAATGGGATGAAAAGATTGCTCAAGCAGCAGGGAATGAGGAATTGGTAGATAAACTAACCAAAGGCAAAGAGAAAGCCTTGAACGAGTTAAATGCACAGATGTTGATGCAGTCGGATGAATGGGTAAAATTGTTCGGTGATTTGGATAATCTTACCATTTCCGAAATAGAAAATCTTATTCAGATCATCAAGTCGAAAGCTAAAGATTTGAAACTGGACCCTATTAACCTGGATAAGGTCTTGGAGAAGCTGAAAGGTGCGGAGAATGAAATCAAATCCCGTAACCCGTTCCGTAGCTTGGTTACTCATATAAAAGAATATCAGAAAGAGGCTGATAAGACTAAAAAGAAAGCATCCTTAAAAGAAATATTTGGTGATACTTCCGAAGTGCTTGGAATGGTGAACGAATGTTTTGATTCGGTCATAGGCGGTTTAAAGAACATGGGATTGGCTGGGGATGAAGAAACCCAAAAGTTACTTGGAAGTATATCCAATATGGTTGGGTCGGCAGGTGAACTGGCCGGCGGTATTGCTTCCATGAATCCGGCTGCTATGATTTCAGGTGCCGTTGGGCTTATATCTTCTGCATTTGATGTCTTTGACCGAAGAAGTCGTAAGGCTAATCGGGAAATTAAACAGCATCAAGAGAATGTGAAAAACTTGGAAAAGCAATACCGGCAGTTGGAACGTGAAACAGCCAAAGCTATCGGCAGTGAGAAATATAGCAAGCAGATAGAGCAGGTAAATAACTTGTATCAAAAGATAGCGGAAACTGAGGGTATGATAGCTGCAGAGCAAAGCAAAAGGTCTAAAAAACGTGACGACGGGAAGATTGCTGATTGGGAAAGCCAAATAGAGGATTATAGGGATAAGATAGAAGAACTCAGACAGGGAATTATAGATGAATTATCAACGACTGATTTGTATTCATTTTCCAATGATATGGCTTCGAGTATTGTTGACGGATTATGTAATGGTCTTGATAACGGCAAAGAAGCTATACAAGAAAAGATAAATGACTTGATGAAGAATGTCATATCTAAGCAACTGGACGTTTTTGTAATCCAAAAATCGATGTCCGATATGTTTCAAAAAATGGCAGATGCTTTTAATGAAAACAGTGCCGGCGGTTTTGAACTTACCAACTGGGAAATAGACCAAATTGTTGCAGCGGGTCAGCAGGGAAAAGATCAGATATTGGGACAGTTGGGGCGTTATCAGGAATTGTTGAAGAAGTTGGGACTTGTAAATAGCGAAGTTGAAGATGAAATGGAGAATGGCGTTACTGGTGAGCTGCAGGCTGCGGTAACTGAGGGCACCGCTTCCCAGCTTGTAGGTTTATGGAATATGTCTGCTTTAGATATACGTTCTTTGCTTAATTTGAGCCATGAGCATTTTATAGAATGCCGGACGCAGCTTGCCAATATAGCTAATATTTATGTGCAGATTATTGGAATAAACAATAATACAAAAGCAACGGCAGATAATACCGGAACTCTTGTTGAAGAACTGAAAACGGGTATCAAATCATTGGAAACAAAGCTTGATGAAATAAGAAAAAACACTAAAAACTATAATGGGAGAGGATAGTATGGAACTGAAAGAACGAATTGCATTATTGGCAGGTGCTGCCGGAGCCTGCGATGAAGGGCTTCAAGAGTTGGCTGAAACAAAATCCAAGGCAGAGATGATTAGATGTTTCTTTGATAATATTAAGTTTTGTCTTTCAAGACATACCCCATCGAGTGCATTTATTCGCTCTAATTTTGGAGATATGATGCACGGACAAGGATTATATGCCGATGAAACAGTAAATGTGAAAAATCAAAAGGAAGTAGCCTTTGTGGGGGAATGTTATGCCGTAGTGGAAATAACAGAACGCATGATGTGCCGAATATGGGCTGCTGATAGTACAAAGCTGAATCTTCGGGCTTCCAATGGGGCACGCTTGATTATAGATGCTTTGGATAATGCAGATATAATCGTAGATGAATGTAGTGGTGCTCATGTTACGGTTTATCTATATGGCAATGCAACTTGTACGGGAGCTGATTTAATAGTTCGGAAAGGAGCCACTTATGAGTTATAAACTTGACGATATAGATATATCTTCTTACGATGCTTTCCCCTATGTAGGTCAGACAAAAGATTGTATTGCCATATCAGGAGTATTTGACCTTCCTAAGCGTAAAGGAACAACGGAATATAATTGGGGAACCGGTATTGAACCGTTTGTTGATGCTGAAGATATTGAACTGGATGGCCGGACTTTACTTCTATCTTTGGTGGTTCGCTCTGAAAATGTAAAATCCCAATTAGATAAGCTAAAGAAGGCTTGTATTTCATGCAGGCGTTTATCGACCGGATTTGGTAGCTTTAATGTTATCTGTAAGGATGAGATTTCTGTAGAAGAATATGTTACTTTGAATATGGCTATTGTGCAAGTAAAATTTTGGCAACAAAGCTATATTCCGGCAGAAATAGACATTAATCCGTCAGGTGGGAATAACTACGTAATGGATGGCTATTCTTTAAGTGCTGATTTTGGAATTTATGTATCTTCTCGTTCTGGTGTTGAGGCTATTGGAAAGCGGATAGAGATAGGTACGACTTTGCCATATATGCAAAATAAATATCGTGAGCCTACCACATTGACATTAAAGTGTACTATGCTGGGGAGCAGCTTGGAAAGGTTATACTTAAGCATGAGCAGGTTTTCAGCTTTGTGTATTAGTCCCGGTCTTAGAAATTTGACTCTGAAAGATAATGAGCGCATGAGAATATATTTTAAAGATGGAATAACCGTTACAGTGCGGACTAAGCATGTATTGGAATTCGATTTAAAATGTAGAGTAATGCAGCAATGATTGACATCTTAGAGGTATATCGTGTAGTTTCTGGAATTGATACCAAGGTAGCCAGTATTGCATCTGATGATGCTATATTGGCTAATGGCATAATGAGTAAGAATGAAGTATCGGTAACTGTGGTAACTGATACCATTCCTGATATTCAAGAGGGGGATTTTATAAGGGTTGGCGGAATAAAATATAAAATTAATCGTGCATCTGAATTTGCCGATAAAAGTTCTGTTAATCATACTACAACATACCTATTTGAAGCACCGGAATATACTTTAATAGATAAGATTCTCACCAATAAGATAACCAAAAGCGTCCGCGTTACTCTTACGGGAAAATTGAGAGATTGGTTGGAGTTGTTGATATGGAATGTCAACAAGACAAATGACAATCCTTTAGGGGTAGATACGGGGTGGCAGCTTGGCAATATTCCTGATACAGAATATATGACATTATCTTTTGACGGGATAGATTGCCGTAGTTTATTATCAGAGTTGGCTTCGGCGTATGGCTATGAGTATTATGTACATGACCATACGATAAATTATGTATCACGCATTGAAAATGAAAGAAATCTGACATTTACACAAGGGCAAGGTGGCGGATTGTATGAGGTAGAGCAAAGCAACGTTGATAGTGGTGATGTTACTACCCGTGTATATCCAGTTGGTGGAACAAAGAATATGGCTCCAGGGGAAGGCGATGAAGAAGGACGTTTGATGTTGCCCGAAAAGTATTTGGAAAACTTTTCAGAAACCAATCGGGCAGTTGAGAAAAAAATTGTCTTTGATGATATTCATCCCTCTTTTACTGGTTTTGTTGAGAATCCTACGGGGGAGAATTATCGTGAGTTTATATGCCGTGATATTGATTTTAATATTGACGAATTGGCTATTGGCGATGATGCGCGTATTAATTTTCTCACAGGAGATTTAATGGGAAAATCCTTTGAATTTAAGTGGGATAATTCTAATAAGAAAATAACCCTAATCTACCAAGAAGATGAATTGGCTCCCATTGATCCGGAAACCCAAAGCAGACCTCTTATCCCATCAACGGCCAAACATTTGAGAGGTGGTGAGGAGTTTAATTTTACCGGTATTCGTCTTGGAGAGGCATACAAGCAAGCTGCAATATCAAAGTTGCGTGAGAAAGCTACGGATTGGCTTGCTTTTAATTCGCAAAAAAGGGTAAAGTTTACTCTTGATGTGGATTATCGTTATATGAGGGAAAAAGGTGGCTTAGAGTGTGGGGATTTGATAACTGTAAGCATACCGTCTCGTAATATCAGTAGAATCATTCGTATTGTTTCCACAGAAAAGAATCTGAAAACCGGAAAACTATCGTGTGTCGTATCAAACTATCTGACAGAGAAATGGGAAGATAAGATAGAAGGGCAGATAAGTTCTATGCAGGCCACTATAAACGGCGGTGGTGGAAATGGTAGTGTTACGGTTCTGGAAAAGTATGATGAAAGACCTTTTACAGATAAGAATGTACTCTCATCGCTTCGCACATTGAAGGAAATAGCGGAAAATGCAGTAAGCAAAAAGTTAAACGATACAGCAGCGGGGTTAATAACATTTTTAAAAGGCATTAAACTTGGAGATTTTGTTCAAGGTAAATCAGGAGCCGATATTGATGATTTAGGGAATGCTGAATTTCTGACTGCTGTTATTCGGGAGCTGCTTCGCAGTACCAAGTTTGTAGATGGATTGATTGGTGAAGGCTGGCAGATATGGATAGACCAGCTTACCGGATTAAGTCATCTCACTATAGATAAAGCTACTATCCGGCAATCATTGGTAGCCCTTGAACTACTAATACAGAAAGTGCGTAGCATAGGCGGTCAGTTTATCGTTTCTGCAGCTAACGGAAAAATAAAGGATGTTATTCGCCAAGGTAACAACTACCGCATCCTTTTTGAGCAGGAATGTGATTTTATGGTCCATGACTTGATGCGTTGCGCTGTTACTAGTGGTGCGTCTCGCAAGGCTTATTGGGTGGAAATTGCTTCGGCCGATGTAAACGGCGTTACAGTACCTGTTTCCGAATTTGGTGGTGTAGCCCCAACTGTAGGCGATGAGTGTGTATTGATGGGTAATACAGAGAATAAGTTACGTCAGAATCTTATCAGTATATCGGCTACAGAAGACGGACAGCCTCGTATCGATATTTTGGACGGAGTAAAAGCCAAGAACTTCAACGGGTGTTTGCGCTGTCGTTTCGGTAATTTGGATGGTATTAAAGATAGTTCTTTTCCCGCTGATAAACAGCCTAAAGGAAATGGGCTTTATGGCGATAACGTATATTTGAAAGGTACATTTGTCTTAATGACCGGTGAGGATATATTGACACGCTTTGAGATTACAGAGGGGAAAATACATTCAGCGGTAGAAGGCTTGCGCCAAGAAATACGTGAGGAGCAGAGTTATTTTGATAACACTTCTTTCGCTAACGGTATGGAGAAATGGACAACAGGGAAGAATGCAACTTTGCTGACATTGGGTGGAAAGTGGATATGGGCGAATAATGGTCCTTTGTCGACAAAACCGGGCGGTCATGCTGAAATACGCACAGACGGAAAGATACCATACGCATATATCCGAAACAGCTACATTATGCAACGGTTGGAAGATTTTCGCTTAGTGCCGGAATATAAGCAAACCAATAGTGAGGGGCTGAAAGTACCAGGGGTTGTGTATTTGTCTTTTACATATCGTGTAGTCAAAGCAGGTAGTTTGAAGATTGAGTTTGTTAATGCCGATAAAACCGGATTTGAAGATTTTGCCATGTTCGGATATGAGGAAGAACTTCCAGTATCTAATACCGAGAGGATGTTTACGCTTGATGGATTGTGGAATGGTACAGGCGATTTCAAGCTTTCTTTCACAGGTGTCATTTATATTTCTTTGCTGGTATTCTCCACAAATAAAGTGGATGCACTTACCTACAAATATCGGACACTGTTTGAACAAAGTGATCTTCTGGTGAAAATAGCAGCCAGTAATTTTGACAAGGATGGTAACATTCTTGAATCTTCCCAAATAGTGACCAAGGCTGATATGAACTTGTTGGCTTCCGGCCTTTTTGATGGAAAAGGGAATCTTGTTTCTGGAGCGGGATTGATTACGAAGAGTGATACGGCTGGAATGTTTGCTATTGACAGTGACGGAAATCTTAAATCATTCATCGGTGCCAGTACTGAAGGTATCAAGTTAAAGGCTGACAATATACAGTTGGAGGGGCTTGTTACAGCTAACGGAAACTTTAAGATATTGAAAGACGGAAGCATTGAAACTAATAATGCTAAGATATATGGAACTGTATATGCTTATGAGGGTAAAATAGGTGGTTTTACACTTGATTCGGGGCGGTTATATTGGAAAGCCGGTGACTATTTCGGTAATGACTCGCGTAGCCTAAAACTCGGTGTGTCGCAGTCTGATATGGAAGGTATCGTGGATGTGGCTTTCAACGCAGCTACCCAAGGACGGTTCGGAGTGAAGTCTGTCGGTTCCAATTTGGGCGGTGCTGCCATTTATGCTTCCAGCAAGTCTTCTAGACAGAGCTATCCTATCAGTGCCAATACTTATGCCGGCTATTTTGATGGTGGTGTACATGTGAACGGTGCTGTGTACAGTGATGATATGCTTTCGAATAATTACGGTACAGGATGGACACTTGACAGTGATGGTACTTACATATACAGGAAAGGAGTGAGCGGAAATTTTAAATGGAATATAAAAGGTGAATTTGGCATGTCCACCAGCTACAATCTTGAAGTGATTAACGGTATTGTAGTAGGCATGACAAATGGATTATAAATTCAATTGAGTATGAAAGTGAATTTTTATGACTATTTCAAGGATTTTGACGGCCAGCCGTTGCGGATAAATAATGAGCCGCAAATTGTTGGTCATATTGTAGCGCAATGCCTATTTAATGGGACGAGCATTCGTCCGAGTGGTAACCAGCAAACAGATACTGATAAAAAGTTACGGGCATATCGCTTGTGTATGCAGATAATGGATGCAGAAGGGGAAATTGATATAACGGCGGAAGATGCTGTACTGATAAAAGAAGCAGTTTCCGGTCTTACTCCTGGTTGCTATTCGCAAGTTGTAAAACTAATAGAAAGATAGGCTTATGGCAGAAGGAATAAATATCGAACAGATTGTTCAGGAGGTACTAGACCGTGTACTCCAATCTTCTACCGGTGTGGAGGATATGGAGACTGTAACCTCGCTTACCGGAGTGAAATCACTTCCCGGCCAGAAAGGGGATAAACTGGTAAATGTTCCTTTTGAACTGATAAGTAAGGTCGCGAATGATGCGGCTACCCGTGCGAATGCAGCAGCGAAAGAGGCGGAAGAATCCATTGCCGGATTGGAAGACAAGACGCAAGATGCTATTGATGCTACCAAAGACGCAAACGATGCAGCAGCCAAGGCCGAAGATGCTGTAGAATTAGTGGAGAATACCACGATAGCATCTTTACAGGGGGCTACGGCTCGTTTCTCCGGTATTATTGAGGAAGGAGAGATTAAGCCGGACAAAAGTACCGTGCCGGGTGGGGAAATCGTATGGGTAAGGAATGCGAAAAGGTTTGCCTACAGAGTAGAAGGTTTACTGCATGGTGATTGGGAATCCGATGGTATACCGTCATCTGCTATGTTTCAAAAGAACGACATACCGCTTGCGGATAAGCTGTATATGCAAGGCACTTCTTTGTATGTGCTTGATGCTGGCGATTTAAAGGTATTGGCATATCGTCATGAACCTATAAGTGAGGATGATTTTGAGGCATTACCTGAAAAGGATGATAATATATTGTACCTTATCTACGAGGAGGATTAAATATGATAAGCATACATGGAAAGGAAATAACGGCTGTATACATGGGAAAACGTGCTCTATCGGCTGTTTATGTTGGGGCAAGGCTAGTATGGTCTGCCATAAGCAGTTGCTTTGGAATTGGTTATTGGAAAGGTGATGAACCGTGGAACGGAGCGGACGCATGGAACGGTAGCAACAATTAACGAATAATTTTGATAATATAAAAGAGATAATATTATGGCAAAAAGAAAAATAAGCGGTATTATTGATGCTTCCGAGCATCCGATGAATCTTGAAACACCATGGAACCAAAAACAACCTGACGGTACATATCATGCCTATGCAGGTGATGACATCGAAGCGTTTCTAAAGAAGGAACTGTCAAACCGTACCCCTACCGAGGAACTGGTGAGCGGAGAGACGAAACCTCCTACATCCGGAACGGTGTTCGATGCGATGGTGGGAACGGTAACGGATATCGACGTGACAGATAGTGAGGATGGCACGCAGTATGTAATGACCGTGACGCAAAAAGCCAAGGAAGGCGGTGAGGAAACCAAAGAGGTGCGTTTTTCGAAATATACGGATGATGATAAGGTGGTGGTAAGCATTGACCTTACCGATACATCCGGTTCCATTCTTCCACCATCACAATATCTTGCTTTAGGAAGTGGATTTACAGTGAAATACTCGGTGGGTGTTGCTACTGCCGGAGGAAGTGATGTAGATGGTTACTCTGATCTGAAGGCAAGAGTGATTATAAAGAGAGGTTCTACTGTGCTTTCTGAATTTCAGAAAGCGGAATTTGTGGGAGTGGTAGCCGGACAAACTTATACTTTTGACGCTTCTCCTTATCTGAAAGATGCAACAGCCTATACAGTACAGGTAGAAGCGCAGGCTACCTATAACGGAGAAAGCCTTATGAAAACATCGGCGGCAAGGGTACCGATGGTGGCTATGGAATTAAGCACCACTTATTCGGTAGGTAACGGACTGGCTGACGGGGGATATAAAAATGATGTGAATATTCCTTTCACGGTTAAGGGTACTACCGGTGAGAAGAATATCCATTATCGCTTGAACGGAGGAGCACCTTATACGCTCGGTCTTTCTTCGGGTTCCGGTATTCAATCAAAGAATATAACCGTTCCTTTATCCGATATGGTAGAGGGGGTAAACGTAGTAGAAGCATACGCATTGCATGAAAATTCCGGTGTAATGAGCGAGGTGTATTACATTACGCTACTGAAAGCTGGGGATACGGTGAAAGAATATGTTGGAACAATGTTTGTCCATAAGGCGACAGGCTTTCAAAAGGAGTGGAAAAAACCGATATTGAACGCTGAACAGTTTACGGCATGGGACTTTACTTATGCAGCGTATGACCAAAAATCGAATACCGCTACGGTGAGGATAGAAAGCGGAAAAACGCTTGTTAAAGAGGATAGGTTGCCGAGGGGAGGGATAGGAAGCTATGGAAAGACAAATGTAAATGTTGAGCCTCAAAGTTATATACTATCTTGTGGAACTGCACAGGCAATACTGGATGTAAACACTTCATCCCACCCGGATATAGAAGCTATTCTGTCGCCCGATGCAGTATGCGCGTTTGATGCCTTCGGAAGAAGTAATACGGAAAATAATGCAGCTTCGTGGACGAGTGGCAGCAAGTATATGGAATTTGAGGAAGTGCTTTGGAGTGTAAATAATAATGGTGCAGGAAGCGGATGGTATAAGGATAGGCTTCTTTTAAGTAACGGTGCATCCATGACACTTACGGCCGATGGCGGTTATCATCCGTTCAACGAAGCTGATAAACCTATAGGCTACTCTATCCGTGAAGTTGGAATGACGATTGAAATCGAATACAGCACAGCTAACGTAACAGATACGAAAGCGGAGTTGATAACCTGTCTTGGCAAATTGAATAATGGAAACCGTTACGGTCTTGTAGTAACACCGGAAGAAGCCAAGTTCCTTACAGGTGTGGTAACCGAAGCAATGGATAGCGGTGAGATAATCCGTTACGAAGATAGTGTAGGTACAAAATTCGAGCCGGGTACGAATATAAAGATAACTTACGTGTTTTATCCGGATATAGAGGCTAACGAACAGAGAGGATTGATAGGTTTTTATGTGAATGGTGAGGAAAGTGCTGCATCGAAATGGTTGGATAAGGTGAATTTCGACATAACGGAACAATTACGTTTCAAATCGGACGGTGCAGACCTTTTTATCAAGAGTATCCGCATTTATGATAAGGCTTTGGCTTCGGATGAAGTCTTGAATAACTACATAGTAGACCGCAACCACTTGGAAGATACGGAGAACGAACAAGGGGTACGTTCGCTTGACGAGGATAACAGGGTGTTAAGTGAGGGTGATACCGTGAGCATGGATAAACTTATGGGAATGATGGCGAAACGCAAGAATTCGATACTGATGCTTATAGGTACAGGTAGCGTAGGAAGCGAGGTACCGAGTGAAAGCGATACGCTTAATGTAATGGATGCGTTAGCGCAGTTAAATAACAAGAAAGCGAATAAATTGGTGAGAGAAATTCGTTTCTATAATGGTGAGGATAGAAATTTGGATTTTATCCTGAAGAATGCTTATGCAAGAATACAGGGAACGTCATCCGTGAACTATGCGAGGAAGAACCTTCGTTTCTACTTCCAGAAAACAGCACCGGGTGAGACTGTAAGTTTGAGCTATGGTGAGATAGATGGAAACGGTAACCAAAGCAATCCTATAACCACTGAGGGTAAAAAAAATCTTTTCAAACTGCGTAAAAATTCTATCGGTGCGAAACTGGCGTGCCCGAAGTGCGATTTCTCCGATTCGTCCATGACTACCAACACTGGTGGTGCTAAATTCATACATGACGGACTAAAGGAAATGGGGCTTCTTACTCCTGCACAGAGGTATGCACAAGATCACGGAATTACGGACGACATCCGCTCGGCTATAGACGGTATGCCGTGCGACCTCTTTGTTGCGAAATCTGTGGATGATGATTTGACCTATTACGGGCAGTACAACACCAACAATGAGAAGAGCGATAGTTATCCGATATTCGGGCAGGACAAGACCATAGGCGAGGAAACATGGGGAGAAGGCGACACACTGAATTATCTCGAAGCCGATGAAGAGGGGCATAAGCAGTACCTTCCAATCTGCTTTGAAACATTGAACAACTCCAACCCCTGTTGCCTGTTCCAGTGGCTGCCGAGTACGGAAGCCGACCATGCAGACTTTATGGACAACAACTTCGATGGAGGACTGGAGTTTAACCACCCGAAAGACACTTTTTGGTCGGATGGAGGAGGTGATGAGGCCGAAGAACCCAATTTGAAAGACCACCTCGGCACCGGCGACAAGTACGACAAGATGTACAAGGCTGTCGATCGTATGATGGGCTTCGTTTATCGTTGTATGAAGGAAACAGAAGCAGGAAAGAATCTCACATATAACAAGGAAACACATTTGTTTGAAAGCGTGGATTATGAGGATACAAATGGTAAATTTCCTAAAGCCAAGTGGACGAGTGGCACTTTCAAGAAAGAAGCGCACAAGTATTTCAACCTGCCATATCTGATAGCTTACTATCTGTACGTGGATTTTAATCTTGGTGTGGACCAGTTGGCGAAGAATATGTTGATAAGGACATGGGACGGTGTGATATGGTACACCACTTACTATGACGGTGACTGCCAGCTCGGAAGTGATAACAAGTCGTTCCTTACAGGAAGGTACGATGATAACCGCCAGACCAAACGTGATGGGGCGTATGTGATGCAGGGGCATAACTCTTGGTTATGGAATCTGATACTTGCGAATTTCTCTGAAATGATGACTGAAATAATGGTTAACGGCTATAATGGCGGTACTTCGTTTATGTCGGCTTTCAGCATTCAAAAGGCTTTAGACCATTTTGATACGGAGCAGATGAAAAAGTGGTGTTCAAGGTTGTATAACAAATCAGGTATTTTCAAATATATCTATCCGTTTTTGAATGAAATGCCGGTGGGTTCTGACGGAGCGAAACAGACCTATCCTCAGATTTATGGTTTGAAAGGCTCATTGAAGGCTCATAGAGGGTATTTTATAAAAAGAAGATATGACCTTAAGCAAGTGGAGTATGGTTATGTTTCCACTCTTGGAGCACAGTTCTATCAATCTACTGCATCGTTGGATGCCGGTTATATATTGAAGCCCATGCAGTTTGCCTTAACCATTCCCTATCGTGTGCAACTATCAACATCAAATGGTGTTCAGGCTGATAGTGGTGTGGTGGAAGCCGATACACTTCATACATTGCAGTTAAAAGGAATGTTCGGGGAGAATGACCCGCTGAAGATTATCGGTGCGGCCAAAATCAAGGAATTGGTATGGCATGAGGATGCCTTTGCCATTGGCTTTAACTTCGGTCTGTTCACTTCATTGGTTAAGCTTGACATGAGCGTAGAAAAGCCGGGTGGTTATCGTAATGGTTCGTTTATGTCTTCCACAAACGCTTTATTGCTACTGGAAGAACTTAATATGCGTAATAATCTATTGGCCCGCAATGGCGACAACGGCAATGTTACCACTTTAGATTTGAGCTGGCAGGCTCGATTAAAAAGTCTGGATGTACAAGGAACAGGAATAACTCGCCTGCGTCTTGCTACGGGTGCACCGATTGTACGGTTATGTTTGCCGAATACATTGGAAGAATTATTCCTGGAGTACTTGACAAAACTTCCCGAAAGCGGACTCATTTTGGAAGGTATCAATAATATTACGGGGTATCGCTTTGTGGGTTGTCCCGGTATCGATGGTTTTTCTTTGCTCGAAAAACTTCATGCGGCCAAAAAAGCAGGTACGGGAAAACTGGAACGTTTCAGTATTGACATAGACCGTGAAGATGATGGCTCATTGCTTGAAAAATATTACGAATATGGTACGTACACCTCTACAGGGGCGATTGATAACCGCCATTCCGGACTTCGTGGCACAATACGGCTAATGAAGTACATGGAGGATGAGGAAGCGGAAAAATATCGTGAGAAATATCCTGAATTGAATATTATCCAGCCTTCTTATAGTGTCATAGAGTTTGATAATAGCGTATCCGATGATGCTAACATATCAAATCTTGACAATAAGACTGGTTACAAATATGGTAATACATACGTAATGAGTGCCCATGTAGCAGCTATTTTTAAGAATCGATTCCGTGTACTTGCCAAAGTTACAAAGATGCCTACCAGTCGTAAGGAGATTATTGCCGGCCAAGAAGTGGAAGTTAATAATCCCGATGGTGAAATGACTTATTATCCGCTACATGAAAGCAGTTCTAACTTTTATGCTGATGCTGAAAATATTAATGATTGTACGGTTGCTAAGCTGAATGGTAATGAAGGTGAATGGATGATGTATGAGCCTTTCTTCTGGAGCAAGGGGGTAAATGATTATCTGAATAACAGGCATTATAGCTGCTACAGTTCAAATGGGCCGGATAATATGCCGCCGATTCCTGCAGCTACAGTATTGACATTGGATGATATAAAAGGTACACAAGGCGGTTTCTTGGCCGAACGTAAAATCTTGAGCGGCAAACCAACATTAAAGGACTCTTATAGTAGTGATAAGACCTATTCTGTTTGTAAGGTTGATGTTGCCGGATATAAGCGTGTACGTTTTCCAAGTGTTCCCGGTACTAACCTCGTTGGTAGTGTATTTGTAGATGCTTCCGGCAATGTGGTGAAAACTATAGTTGTTCCTACTATCGGCTTGAATTTTGAAGCGGGTATGTATCTGATTACCGAGATTCCAAGTAACGCTGTTGCTTTGCATTTTTCTATTTTGAATACGGCAGAGTTTGACAAAGTGGTCCTTTCAAACTCCGACAAGATAGAGGACATGGAGCCTGATTGGGTCGCTAACGATGAGCATCTGTGTGCCGTTGTTGGCAGTTCGGTTGTTGGCAGTAAGTTGCGTGCTTGTATTACTGGAGGCTCTACGGCTGCTGCTATGACATGGTCTGATTTTCATTACTACAGCCAGCAAAGAGGAATGCAACAGATAGATGCTTTGATGCACTCACGTATTGCTAATCTGTTCTATGCAAGATATGGGCGCAGGGATTGCCAGGAACAATGCGGTGCGGGGCAGCATACTTCTGCTCGTATAACTGGTGGTACAGCCGGTTATGGTATGCAGGATACAATCGGTTATGATGCAGCCTACGCCATAAATAACAAAGTAACAAATTCGCTTATTGACGGTCTTGTTCACCAATATGCGTGGTATGTGAGTCAAGATGAGTACGGTGCGCCTATGGTTACTCAAGTAAACAATACATGCTGTATCGGTTACGAGGATATTTATGGGAACAAGTACGAAATGATGGACGGTGTGGACTTACCGAATGATAGCGGTAATCAGGGGAAATGGCGTATTTGGATGCCTGACGGTACTACTCGTATGGTGAAAGGTAAGACATCAAGCGACCAGTGGATAACAGGTGTTGCTCATGGTAAATACATGGATATCGTACCGGTAGGAACAGCTAACGGTTCGTCCAGTACCTATTATTGCGATAAGTATTATGTATCTACTGCAGCCAGCCGTGTGGTTTATCGTGGGTACAACAATGCGTATGCGCATGGTGGTGTATCGTATGCGTATAC